GAGCCCGCACCCACTCGTCCCACGCGCGAATGTGCGGCTCCATGTCCTCCAGCGGCAGCGAGAACCCCAGCCCCCGCAGCCACGCCCGAACATGCTCCGGCACCCAGTAATCGCGATCCAGACCCTCCACAGCGTACCTCCCGAACGGTTCCATCAATCGCCGCTCAGGTTAAGCGCCCGTCCCAAACTCCCGCCCACGCCACAGCTCATGCGCATGCGAGAGAAGACCATGCCCCTATAGCCGCCGCTTCCCTCCATACCTTCTTTGCTGCCAGCGTCTATATCCGTGCTCGCGCTTATGCTTCTGCTCTTTCCGTCTATCGCGTTCGCGTCTATACCACTCTTCCCACAAGTGCATATGCACGCGCGCAAAGGCGCCGTCGTATGGCTGCTATCTCCGCTATTGCAGGTAAGGGCATCCGTGTTCCTGCTTATGCGGGCTGCATAAGCAGGCTCCTCGCACCCAAGGTCGCTCGTCCGTCGCGCCGCCTGTAGTCGGCGCTCCAGCTCCACGCGCCGGCAAGCCGTCGCGTTCCGCACTCCGTTAGCCAGCCCACGCCGCCGCAAGGCGCGTCCGCACCTGCCGTAGATCCTCGGCGGCATGGTCTGTCTAACTCCGTAGCTCCGGCAGCCCGCAAGCGGTCTGCCTCCGCAGCTACGGGTGCCTGCTGCGCAGTCACCCTCCGCACCGCTCCGTGCCCGCTCCGGTCGCTCGCGCTCCCTGCGCGGTCACTGCGCGGGCTCCGCAAGCCCCGTTCCGGGTCTTGCTCCGCAGGGGGGCGAGAAGAACGAGAAGAACAAACCATCCACGCACGTCAACCAGCGCTTTTGCACATTCGTTCGAGAACATGTTGATAACCTCCCGGCGCTCCGCGCGAAGCGTCGCCCTATGTTTCAAAGCGTTTCATGCCGAGAAGAACGCGCCGGGAGGCCTCTGTGGAAAACCCAGGGCGGGGGCTTCGCGCAGCGCGGCATCCGTGCTACCATGCGACATCCAATCGAAGGGAGGCCCATGCAGCACACGGAAGAGGAGCTCCGCGAGGCGAGAAGGCAGATAGAGTCCACCCTTCACAAGCTGCGCGAGACGCTCGCGACCCTGGAGGCCAAGCCGAACGCCGACCGCCTCAAGCCGCAGATTACCCTGGCGAGGCGAAGGATCGCCGCGTTCTCCATTGCCGTCGAGCTCATCGACGAGAAACTCGCCGAGAAGAACTAGCCTCGCAGCACGTCGTCCATCATCGCATAGCGCACCGCGTCGATAGAGTGATCGTTGCCGTCGGGAATGTCGTCCAGCCACGTCCCGTCCCGGTCGCGGTCGTACTCCTTGAGCCGGAACTCCTCGTAGGCCAGCGGCGCCCGCTCCGGGTCGATGCAGATCTCCCGCAGCCCCGCCAGCCACTCGTAGGAGAGCCGCCGCATGTTGCTCTTCCTCGCCGGCCGCACGCGCAGCCCCGCCTCGCGCCGCCACACGGCCATCGACTGCTTGCCGTCGGGCGTATCGTCGCACCAGATGAGCTCGTCGTGAAGATATGCGTCCTCGCCTGGAGCGTCCGCGTAGGTGAGCGCATCGGTCACCAGCGCCGCCGTCTCGGCAGGCGTCTTGCGGTTCGCCGACAGCTCGCCGAAGATGGTGAGCCGCCGCTCGCCGGGCTCCCAGCCCATGCGCACGAAGCGCCACGGGTCGGGGAACCAGCCCCAGTCCACCCCGCACCGCGTGCGCGAGAAGCCCCGCACCCGCGCGTCGGACAGGCGCACGGAGACGACGTTGTTGAACACCGAGCCGCCCGTCCCCGTGACCTCGCCCAGGTACTCGCTCCTCCACGCCCGCTCGTCGACGCTGCGCAGGTACTCCGCCTCCTCCACGAACGGAGCGCCCAGCCACTCCGGGTGGCTCTCGATGACGTCGAGGTAGCTCGATTGCCGCACCAGCGTGTCCGCGCGCCGCTCGCGCTCAAGCTCCTCGCGGTTAACCCAGCTCCAGAGCGTCCGGGGAGGGTTGTACGAGTAGAAGATCCAGAAGTCGTCGCCGCCGCGCCGAAGCGAGTTCAAGATGCTCCGCACCGCGTCGATGCCGTCGAACTGGTCCAGCTCCTCGAACCAGATCACCGCAGCGTAGCCGCGCGCGAACTTCACGCCCTTGAGCTTGAGCGGGTCGTCCGCGCCGCGGAACACGATGCGCTGCCCCGTCGGCAGGTACGTGAGCTCCATCGGGGAGATGCGCGCGCGGAACCACGCGTCGAGCCCCAGCGCCGCGATCGCCCACGTCAACTGCGAGAACACGGAGTCGCGCAGCGTGTTCGAGAACCTGCGCACCACCACCGCGTTCGCCTCGGGGTTCAGCAGGACGAGAAGGACGATGCACAGGCTGATGAACGAACTCTTCGTGGATCCGCGCCCGCCGTGGAGCCAGTAGTGGGTGTGCCCGTGGGCAACCACGTCACCCAGCACGTCGTGGAAGCGCGGGATGACGAGCGAGGAGGCGTCAACCATTGGCGCGCCCCTGCTCAAGCCCGTCCAGCGGCAGCGTCTGCTGCACCGGCTGCGCCACCACGCCGAGCACGATCTTGGGCGCGGCGTCGGCCTTCGCGTCATCGCGCTGGCGCTCCGCCTTGCCGAACTCGTCGGGGTACTTGCGCTCGAGCAGCCACGCGGCCGCCGTCCAGTACTGGTTTCTCGCCAGCGCCGCCGAGCGGATGGTCGTGAGCAGCGTCCGCTTGAACGCCGATTCTTCCTTTTTTAATCCCTCGCTTAACTCGCGTTGCAGCTTCGTCTTGGGCTCCCCGATCCAGCGGTAGAACGTGGACTCGTGGATCCCCAGGGCGCAGACGATGTCGCCGTTGGAAAGGCCGTCCGCCTTGAGGCGGATCGCCTCGTCAACCATCTCCTGCGTCAGCTTCGGACGCCTTGCCATGCGTATCACCCCCGTGAAACTCGTCAGTTCTCTCACGGTGGATTCTCGCGGCACGTCACAAAGGCATGGAAAAGGCGGAGCCGTGTCCCGTCGTTTCCGTCGGGGCGTGCTCCGCCTTCCCCCATATTCTATCGCCTAGCGACGCTCCCGCTTCCTAACGCGCCAACTGGCTAAACAGAGACGATGTTATCCCTGCTGCGTTCTTTGCCATCTTCCCCGATCCAGCGCGTCTTGACCATGAATTTGCTGGGAGAGCCGTCAGCAAAGAAGATGGTTTCATCGAAGCTCTCGCCAGGTTCGAGCCGCTCGTAAGGCTCTTTATCCTGTATGAAAGCATAGGGTCCGGCATTCTCGTCATACTCACAGGTAACATTGGTTACGGTGGTGCCACCCGTGTTCGAAACTCGTATGCGGTGCCCTTTTAATCCAATTCGGACGTAGCGGGCTTCCACCTTGGAGGATGATCTTCTCTCTGCGGCTTCTTCCTCTCTCTGAAGCTGCAACTCATGAAGTTTGAGCTGCAGATTCTCAAGCTGCTCGCCTCGCTTCTTGTCATGCAGGCTCAGCCTGTAGTTCAAAACGAAAGAAACGACGGCGAGGATAAGGCTGAGCGCCGATATGACGATGGGAGCAAAGGTGATTAATTGCGAATCTCCAGTCATTTGACCTTCCAGCCCTTTCGCTTCAGCGCCTTCTTCAAATCCTTCGAAAGCGCCGAAATGATGTCGTCGCCCATATCCTGGATTGTCGCGTCGATCGATGCCGAGTTCGCTTCAATAAGCTGATCTCTGGAGATTGCCGCTCCACAATGCGCGCAGATGAAACGTCGCTCATCAGCCGAGTCCTGATCTTGGCCAGATACCTCGGAGAACTCAGTGCAGCCGCACGTGGGGCATGAAAGTGGCACCTGCACAGATAAGTCGTCCATGAATCACCTCAATACAGTTCAGTTGGCCGGTATTCCAATATGTGCAATTTTACCGCTGACAAGGCGAGAGATTGGAGGCGAGCATGGCCGACACGCAAGAGCTCAACCCTTCCGCTCCCGCCGCCCCTTCAGCCCGTACTTCCTGCACAGGCGAGAGTTGTGCTGCCGCATCATGTCCCGCTTGCGCCGCACCTCGTCGAGCTCGGCGGACTTCTCCGCGTGCGCCCGCTCGCGCTCGAGCTGCTCGTTGAAGGCGCGCTCCTGCTCCAGGTGGTAGCGCTCGGTGCAGAGCGGGCACATCCCCGTCTGCCGGTTGATCTTCACGCCCACCGCGCCGCACTGCGGGCACACCGTCTGCACGGCGAGCGAGCAGTGGATCCGCGACGCCCGCATCTCCACGGCGCGCACGGAGTGGGCGACGCCGCAACGCCGCTCGATCTCGGCGGCGGCGTAGGCCGCGCCCCTGAAGCTCACCTCGCGCAGGACGTCGTCCTGCTCCTCGGTCCACCAGCTCACCGTGCGCACCTCCCTCCGCGTCTCATGCCCGCAGCCCGCGCGCCATCGCGCCCGCGCCGTCCCCTTGAGACGGAAAGCAGCTCGCCTACCAGCGCGAACGCGCACCGTCTCAACGTCTCAAGCGCCCCGCCGCCAGAGCCCCTCGCGCCCGTGCGCGCGCGTGCGCCCGCGCGCTGGGAGGCTTCGTTCCTCGTTCCCGTCATGACATTGAGACGCCTGCCATGAACCTTCACCCTCACCAGCCTGTACGGCCGTCTCAAACCCCGTCTCAACATGGCTCGCCGCCTTGAGACGCGATGACGGCCGCGCTGGCGCCCGTGGCAGCCCGCTCCAGGAACGCCTCCAGTGCCTCGTTGTCGATGCAGACGCAGTAGACGCGCCCCGCGTTGCGGAACCGCTTCTGCTTGGTGTAGCGGTGGCCAGAGTCGCAGACGAGCAGCCCCTCCTCCTCCATGCGGCGAAGGGTCTTCGCCCGGTCGTAGTTCGCGCCCGCGAGCGCCCGGTCGAGCACGCTCGAGAACACGTACCAGAGGTAGCCCGTCGTGCAGGTCTTGTCCTCGATCGCGCCCCAGCGCTCCAGGCGGTCGTTCTCGCAGTAGTCGTCGAAGTGGATGCGGTTGCCCACCAGCCACTCGGCTACGAACTGGATGGCCTTGAGGTCGGTGTCGCCGCCCTCGGAGCCCGTCGCGTTGCCGAGGGCCCACACCGCCATCGCGAGCGAGGCGTCCAGGCAGCCCTGCCAGCCGCTTCCCGGCGAGAACACGTAGAACTCCGCGAGCGCGTCCGCGAAGGCGAGCAGCGCGATGTTGTCCGCCTGCGGGTGCCCGCACGCGATCGAGGAGACCGCGTCGCGCACCTGCGCGAACTGCCGGGCGTAGAACTCGGCGGGGTTGCGCCGCAGCGCCTCGACGAAGGCGCGCCCCGCCGTGCCGTGCTGGCACGCGACCAGATGGTGCATCTCCTGCGCGGCCCTCACGTCGGAGAAGGGCTCGGCGTTGAGCTCGAGCGTTCGGTTCGCCGCGCCCTGCTGGGTCGAGCCGCCCACGATGGGGATCTCGCCCGTGGCTATCGTGAGGCTGCGCCAGGAGCCCGCCCGCATCATGGAGCGGTCGGAGTTCAGCGCGCCGCGCTCGTGCCCGAGCGAGAGCGAGTAGAGCAGGTCCTCCACGATCTGGCGCTTTGCCGTCTGCCCGCCGGGCGCCCCCTTGCTCTGCAGCTCGTCGATGATCACGGGTATGTCGTGGAGGAGCGCCGCCGCGCGCACGATCGACTTCGGCGTGTCCGCGAAGGTGCGGAAGTAGGAGTCCGAGCCCTCGGTCGGGTCACCCCACACGCTGCCCGCCGCCTTGAGCGTCGGCGTCTTGCCGCTGCGGCTCCTGCCCCACAGGTACACGATGAAGGTCTGCACGCCGAGCAGCGCCACCAGCACGGAGGCGAAGCTCGCCGCCATCACGCACCGGAACGCGGGCGACGCCGCCCGCGCGGGCGCCATGCCCGCCACCCAGTCCGGGAGCGTCCCCGCGGGCTCCATGAACGGCCGCGCCTTCACCGCCTCGTCGGGCGAGGGGTCGAAGCGCACCTCGCCGCCCGCGTCGTAGGGCATGAACGAGGTGAGCGCGCCCTCCGCCCAGCCCAGGTGCACCACGCTGCGCACGCGGGGACGCGAGCCCGCGCACCGGCGCTCGCAGTCGGTCAGGTAGCGCACGATGTCCTTGGCGTTGGTGCTCGACACGTTCGCGCCGAGCGGCGCCAGCGCGCCGATGATGCGCGTCTGGTTCAGCAGCACGTCGCGGTCGAGCGCCCGCTCGCGCACGCCGCCCGCCACGGCCACGCGCACGAGCGCGCGGACGTCGCCCGTGTCCACGTCAATCAGGTCGCAGGCGATCCAGGGCGCCGTCGCCGTCACGGTGTAGCGCAGCTCGCCGGCGGCGTCCGCCGCCCAGAGCCTGCCGCGCTCGTCCACGTGCCAGCCCTCGACCGAGGGCGCGCCCTCTGTGGCCTCCCTCGGCGCGGCGTCATCGTCGGATACCCCTTGCTGCTCGCGCCGCGTTGACATCGAACATACGTTCTTATTATTAGCACGAGGGCGAGAAGAACCATCGCGTCTCGCGGCCCTCGGCTTGTAGAACTCCGTGGCTCCCGAGATCGCGCGCTCGATCGTCTGCGCGCCGTAGGTCGTGCCGCCGCGCCTGCTGTCCCACTTGTCGCGCATGAGGCCGCTTGCCCGGAAGATCCTGTCCATGCGCGCTGCGTCGCCCGCGCACCAGAAGGCCAGGTGGCTGCAGAGCGCCATGTCGGCGGCGGAATGGTCGCCGCCCTGCGCCGAGCGGTCTCCCGCCAGAAGGGCGCGGATGTCGTCGCCGCTCCTGCTCGCGAACATGCGCTCGACGAGCTCGTCGTCGCCCATGTCGCCCGGGGCAGCCTCGCGCACCGCGTCGTCCAGGCGCGGCTGCGCCGAGCGCGCCTCCGGCTCGATCCAGGTGCGGTACGCCCGCTCGACCACGTCGGGGTTCGCGCTCACCGCGCCGTGCCCCTCGAAGACGTTCCCCGTCACCGTGAAGTAGCGGTCGTGGTCGTACATCTCCACCACGCGCCCGCCGGGCTGCCCCTTGCGCGAGCGCTCGGCGCCCTGGGGCTTCGCGCCCCTAAAGATCAGGTGCAGCCCGTCACCCGAGGGGGACACCTCGGTGTAGGTGCCCGCCTCCTCGACCACCCAGCGGTACGCAGAATCGAGGACGCCGCCCTCGATCACGTGGTCGAGGTCGAGCCCGGTGTAGGCGCGGTCGGGTCCGAACACGAACCCCACGCCGTCGCAGCGCCAGCGGCCGACGGCCGCCACGGCCTCCTCGAAGGTCGCCCAGGTTGCGGGGTCGGTGCTCTTGGCCATGCGCCCGTTCGCCGCGCACACCGGGAGCTTCGTTGTCTTGCCGTTGCGCTCCTCGCGTCGCCAGCACACCCAGCGTGCCTCGGCCTTGAGCTCCGCAGGGACGCGTGCCAGCGCGTCGGCGAGGGAGCCCGTCCCGCGTGGGCTACTCGCGGCCCTCTCCGTCATCCGAGGCCCCCTTCTTCGCGTTCTTGAAGATCACGTCGCGGCAGATACGCCAGCGACCGTTCACCTTGTCGGCGGGGATCCGCCCCTCGCGTATGCCGCGCGTGATGGATCCCTCGTGCTCGCCCGTCACGTCGGCGAGCTGCTTGGGGGTCATGAAGTACGGCAGCTCCTCGAAACTCATCTCTCGCTCCTTCTCCTCCGATTTGCCTCTGGACCGTACGCACGGCTCCGTCTCGTCTGTCACGAAGTGGCACGTTTCGTCGCCGTGCAGCGGTAGAATATCACAGGAATTGTCAACAAGTGAGATTCTTTGCAAGATTTGAGTTAGAATGACCCTATACGATTGAATGGCTTGTCAAGTAGTGATAGAATCTGTAGCGAAGCGTAACAACGCAAACAGGACGGCGGCGGACGCCGCTCCACAAGTTGCACACATCTCGAGAAAGGTGGACGCCATGGCAAGCAACCTCTTAGAGCTCCGCAAGGCGGCGGGCTACAGGAACGCCAACGACTTCGCCGAGGCGCACGGGATACCCGCCTCCACCTACGCGCGCTACGAGTCCAACCCCGACAAGATCCCCATGGACCGCGCCTGGCAGCTCGCGGACATCCTCGGCACCACCATCGACGCCATCGTCGGCCGCAAGGCCCCGGCGCCGGGCACCGCGCGCGGCGAGGTGCAGCTAGAGTACGACGGACTCACGCCCGAGGCGCGGCAGCTCGCCGACGAGCTCCGCGAGTTCGTGCTCATGAAGGACGAGAAGATCCGCGCCCGCCGCCGCCGCGAGGAGGAGCGCCCCTACGAGGCGCTCTGCTACCAGTACGAGCAGCAGATGCTCTCCGATCTGCGCGACGGCGCGGCCTTCGGCGAGCTCGTCGCCTTCGACAGCGCCGAGGCGGCGCGCGCTACCTTCGAGTCCTTCCTCCAGGAGCAGGCGGCGAAGAAGCGCGGCAGGCTCTCCACCAAGGCGCAGAAGATCGTCGACGACCAGGTCATCGAGAAGATCATGGCGGCATACGACCGCACCCACGGCGAGTTCGAGCTCGAGGGCATGCAGGTGCTGTGGGACTCCGTCGACCACGGCATCATGGTCGAGTACGACTCCGAGGCAAACGGGAGGGACGGTGATGCGAAGGCATAGAAGGCGAAACAGGTGGGCCCGCGGGAGCTGGCACTCCCACGGGCCCGGCGTCCGGTCCAGAGGCAAATCCAGAAGGGACGGTGACAGTATATGTCATCACTCGCACCCGCCCAAACCCCCTACAAGGCCATCAGCGGCAAAAGAACACTCCAGAGGCTTCGCCGCGAGGCGGGCTACCGCTCCGCGAAGGAGTTCGCCGAGGCGCTCGGCATCCCCGGCTCCACCTACGCGCGCTACGAGCGCGCGGGCGACGGCGCCGACTGCGGCATCCCGCTGCCCGCCGCCTGGCAGATAGCCGACAAGCTAGGCTGCTCCATCGACCTCGTCATCGGCCGCGAGGACATCGACGCGCCCGAGCCCGAGGGCATCCAGCCCCGCTACGAAGCCCTCAGCCCCGAGGGCCGCGCCCTCGTGGACAGCTACCTCTCCTACGTGGAGCTCGGCGAGCGCGCCGCCCGCTCCCAGGGAAGGCGGTGAGCGCCATGGCCAAGGCCGAGAAGAACCTCAGCGTCGTCTCCTTTTCCCTCACGGACGGCTCCGGGAACGAGGTCCCTGCCGTCGCCCTCGTCGTCGCCCCGGGCGAGGCCCTGCGACTCGACGAGCCCTGGCAGCGCGAGCTCGCCCGCGACCTCGAGTGGCACTACCGCCCGCCCTACGTCGTTGTCCAGGAAGGGGGCGAGTGAGCATGGCGAACGTGGAGGGAGGCGGCTACATCGTCCAGCGCGATAAGAGCAAGCCGAAGAGCAAGTGCCGCAAGTGGGAGCTCCGCGTGCCCACCGGGCTCGACCCGAGGACGGGAAAGTACAAAACCAAGTCGCGACGCTTCAACGGAACCTACACGGAGGCGAAGAAGGCGCTCCGGGAGTTCGTGGACGAGATCGAGCACGACTCAGTTCAGGGGAGGACGTCCTACACATTCGAGGAGTACTGCGAGCGCTTCCTCGAGCGCCGCGCCCTCGGCAAGGAGGTCGCCGAGACCACGCAGAAGCGCCAGAGGTGGCAGTTCAAGGCAGCATGCCGCCACATCGGCAAGGCGAACCTCGCCTCCATCACCCCGGCGATGCTCGACGACATGTACATCGCCATGCTCAAGGGCGACACGCTCTCCGGCAAGCCCTCGAGCGGCAGCTACGTCAACCAGATCCACGACAACATAACGCTCGTGTTCGAGCAGGCAAAGAAGGAGGGGATCCTCGTGAAGAACCCGTGCGACGCCGCCAACCCGCCCAAGATGGACACCAAGGAGAAGCGCGCCCTCAATCCCGACCGCGCCCATGTGTTCATCGCCATGCTCGACGAGAAGGACGACCGCGAGTGCGCCTACCTGCTCGCCATCACCATGGGGCTGCGCCGTGGCGAGGTCTGCGGGCTGTCGTGGGGCGACATCGACTTCGAGCGCGGCATCGTCGACATCAGCCACTCCTACGACACCCTGGGCAACCTCAAGGGCACCAAGACCAAGGCGGGCATGCGCCTCCTGCCTCTGCCCGAGAACGTGGCGGAGGCCCTCAGGGAGCACAAGAAGGCGCAGAAGGAGCGCTACGACCGCACCAACCAGTGGCGCAAGCCCGAGGAGGGCTACATCGAGCAGACCGACGAGTCACCCGTCATCTCGGACATCTCCGGAGGGCGCGTGCTGCCCAGCAGTCTGAGCCGCTGGTGGACCGAGGACCGCGTGAAGTACGGCCTCGAGGGCTGGTGCCTCCACGAGCTTCGGCACACCTACCTCACCATGCTCGCCCTCTCGGGCGTGCACCCGAAGGTCATGCAGGAGCTCGCCGGCCACTACAGCTCCCAGATCACCATGGACATCTACACGCACGTGAACATGGACGCCAAGCGCGACGCCGTGGCGGCCGTCTCGAAGGCGTTCGCGTGATGGACGGAGGCGCCCGCAAGACCCGCCCTTACGTGGCAGGGATTCGCCGCGGTATAATTTGTGGCAGATTAGTGGCAGGAGCGTCGAAGATGAAACCCGCCCGATAGGAAACACCAACCCTGACCTGCGGAGATGGCGAAATGCAAAAATCCGAAAACCGCGCCGGCATTATCGAGTGGGAGTGATTTTCAGGATCTGACGCTTCATAACGCCTTCTTCCAAAAACTGACATTTCCGCAGGTCAAGAAAGGGTTTCGTCCGATTCGGATGGAACCCTTTCTTACAGAGAAAAACGCTTAGAACAGGATTATTTGTGGCAACTTTTGTGGCACCCGAGGGCGCTTGAAATGGCCGCACGGATCAAAACAGGAGGCTTGAGATGGACGGGAATTGGAAGGATTTGGAAGAGGCCGAAGACTTCGCCTACTTCAGAGCGGAGCTCGTGGAGATGTCTCCCGAAAGCTATTCGTTAGAGGAGAAGAAGCAGATTCTCGAAGACATGTGGAGGACATCCTCCGCCATCGAGAACAGGATGCGCGAGGACTTCGCGAAGCTTGACGAGGTGTCCCAGACGCGGCTGCTCGACAGCCTCGGCGCGTCGGGATACCGCGATCGCGACTGGTGGTACCGCATGCTCATGGATGGGCCACGGCACCGCGATCGCGACTGGTGGTACCGCATGCTCATGGATGGGCCACGGCACCGCGATAAGCCGACCATCTAGACGCTGACGCCCCCGCATCCGCCAATGGGTGCGGGGGTGTCTTTGTGAATAACTTTGTGAAGCGACAGAACGTTACGAATCGAGCTTGCCGACCAGCCAGAGCAGCGGCAGGAACGGCAGCATGCCAAGACACAGCAGCACGGCCAACAGCGTGGCCACACCCCAGGCAAAATCATCCCGAGTCACAGAAGGATCTCGTTCACGCGGGCCTGCACGGCGTCGTAGAGCGAGCCCAGCCGTCGTTTCCGTTCCTCGCCGTTGCCGTAATCGCCGCGGATGACGGCCTGTGCAAGCGCCTCGATGTCGGCACCACCGGAGCCCCCAGAGGAGGAGCTGCCAGCGCCCAGGATCTCGTTCACGCGCGCCTGGACCTCCGCGTAGCGGCTCCCGAGCGCTGCCCTACGGGCGTCCCCGTTTCCGAACTCGCCCGCGATGACGCGGCGCGCCAGGTCGTCGACGTCGCCCGCGGGCGCCGACGGCGTTTCCGGCGCCGGCGCGGCGGCGGTGCCACCGCCCAGGAGGATCCGGTTGACCTCCGCCTGCACCTCGCTGTAGCGCGACCCCAGGGCCGCGCGGCGGGCGTCGCCGTTGCCGAACTCTCCCGCGATCACGCGCGCGGCGAGCTCCGCCACGCTCCCGGACGGCGCGGCGGAGGCCGAGCTCGCGCCCGTGCCGCCCGTCGCACCACCGCCCGTGATGCGCGCCTTGAGCGCCGCCCACTTGCCGGCATCCACGTAGGGAGCGGGGCAGCGCTTGCCCGTCACGTCGTAGTGGCGGATGACGCGCGCGATGCCGTAGGTCGCGCGCAGGTACGAGTAGATCTCCGCCAGCGCGGCCACCTGAGCGTCGGTGAAGTCCTCCCCGGCGGAGACCACCTCGACCGACACCGTGCGCTGGTTCTCGGCGAAGTTGCCGACCGCCCAGGCGGTGTCCTCGAGTCGGACCGACTGGCGGATGGTCCCGTCCTTGTCCACGAAGAGGTGCGCCGAGGCCCCCGCGCCCGGCCGCGAGAAGTACACCAGGTTGTTGTGCGCGCTCGCCGAGGTCGCGGTGTAGTGAACGGCCATGCCATCTACGGCGCGGCCGCCGCGCCCCGCCGTGTAGTTCGCGGCGCTCGCCTGGATGAACTCGACGATGTTCACAGCTCCTCACCGCCCTCCGTCTCGAAGTCGTCCGGAGCCCCCTCGGGGCCCTGCTCGATCGCCGCCAGCTGCTCGGCCGTCGGCTCCATGGTCGCCTCGTCACCCATCGGAGGGCTCCTTCCCCTCGTTGCTTCCCGCGCCCAGCTCCGCCATCACCGGCGAGAGCACCGCCATCACCAGCGCCACCACCACGGCGCGCCACGCGGGCTCCAGCACCGCGCAGCCCACCAGCATGTCCACGTTCGCGACGACCACGCCCAGGACGCCCTGGACGATCGTGCGCGCAAGCCGCCACGGCCACTCGTTGCTCGTCAAAAACTCGCTCATTCACTTCACCTTCTTCATGTTGTCG